GCGAGTGGGGTATGGACCCTACCGAGGTGCCGGATGAGATGCGTGAGTACGACGCGAACGTCTGGATGGTGGGTAACTACATCATCAAGGCGGTGCTAAACTACGACCCGCTGGGCGAGAAGCCCTACGCCAAGACCTCCTTCATCAAGACGCCGGGTGCCTTCTGGGGCCGTGGCATCCCCGAGATCATCGAGGACTTGCAGAACGTCTGCAACGCGGCGGCGCGGGCTCTGGTGAACAACATGGCGGTGGCGTCCGGCCCGCAGGTTGAGGTGAATCTCGACCGCATCCCGCCGAACGAAGACATCACCCAGATGTACCCCTGGAAGATCTGGCAGACGCTGAATGATCCGCTCGGGTCGTCGGCCCCGGCGGTGCGCTTCAACCAGCCGAGCGACAATGCCAGCACGCTGATGGCGGTCTACGAGCGGTTTTCCCGCCTCGCCGACGACCACTCGGGCATCCCGGCCTACATCTACGGCGACGTGGATGTGCGCGGCGCGGGCCGCACTGCTTCTGGTCTATCGATGCTGATGGGCTCGGCGGGCAAGGGCATCCGACAGGTTGTCATGCACATCGATAACGACGTTATCAAGCCGGTCGTTAAGCGTCAGTTTGTTTATAACATGCGCTATGACCCGGATGAGGCGATCAAGGGTGACGCCGAGATCATCCCGCGTGGCGCGATCAACCTCGCTGTGCGCGAGACGGTCAACGTTCGGCGCGTCGAGTTCCTCAACGCGACCGCCAACCCAGTGGATATGCAGATCGTCGGCATCGATGGCCGTGCGGCGCTGCTGCGTGAGGTGGCCAAGGGCCTCCAGATGCCGGTCGATGAGATTATCCCGTCGCGCGAGAAGCTCGACTACATGATCCGTACCCAGCAGCAGGCCCAGCTAGCGGCTCCGCAGGGTCAGGCCCCGGCGCCTTCGCCTGAGGGCGGCGGTCCAGGCTCGCAGATGAACGTGGTCGCCAACCAGATGACGGGCCAAGCCTAATGACCCGGCCCCCGCCCGAGGTCGTGATGGCACTTGCCCGGGCAAGTAACATGATCCTGCCCTGGCTGACCGAATGGCGGCAGCGCGAACTAGAGCAACTACCCTTTGTAGCCCCCGCTAGTGTCGCGGTCGCTCAGGGTAGGTGTCAAATGTTGACAGAGCTGTACCGCTTGGTACAGGATGCCCCCGACGTAGCCGCAAAACTTCGTGCGGACCCCCATAAGGGGTAGTGCGCAAGTAGCAGCTGCTTAACCACGCACACCGATAAGGAGCGTATTGTGGCCATTCCCGAGCAGGTCCGTCGTCAGTCTGAGGCGATTGCCAAGCTGTACCAGGATAACGCTGCCAATGAAGCACCTGCCGATGCGGCGGATGCTACGGGCGTTGTTGCTGATCAGCCTGCGCCCGCCGACAGTGCGACCGATGCTGCGCCTGAGTCCGCGCCGAGTGAGCAACGGCGACCGGACACCAATAGTGACGCACAGACCTTTGAGCAGCGGTATCGCACGCTCCAAGGGATGTACAACGCTGACACTGCCCGCCTTCGTGCGGACAATCAGCAACTGAATAGCAGGGTTACGCAACTAGAGCAGTTGCTGGCCACTCTTTCTGCGGCTCCACAGCAGGTCCCCGCTACGGCGGCAGAGAAGCTGGTGACCGAGAAGGATGTTGAGGAGTACGGCGATTCCATCGAGGTTATGCGGCGCGTCTCCCGTGAGGAGTCCTCGGCATACCAGCGTAAGATCGCTGAGCTGGAGCACATGCTGAAGCAGGTGCAGACCAGTGTTCTCCCGCGCGTTGAGCAGGTCGCTCAACGACAGGCCGTGACGGCTGAGCAGGCTTTCTGGAGTGAGCTGACTACGGCGGTTCCTGAATGGCGCGATATCAACACCAGCCAGGACTTCCACAGGTGGCTCCTCGACGTTGATCCGCTGACGGGTCTGACCCGCCAGACGTATCTGGAAGATGCTCAGCGCAATCTCGATGTTCGGCGTGTTGCTGCTTTCTTCACTGCTTGGCAGGGTCTGAACGGCCAACCTGTTGCTCAGCCCCATCGGAGTGCGTCGGACTCCCAACTCGATAAGCAGGTCGCCCCTGGACGTAGCCGTGGGGGGTCTGTCCCCGCTACGGGTACTGCCAACAAGACCTACTCCTCGAAGGACATCGCCAAGTTCTTTGACGATGTTCGCCGTGGTGCCTATCGGGGGAAGGAAGCCGAGCGCGACCGGATCGAACGCGATATCTTCGCCGCACAGCGCGAAAATCGCATTGTCGCCAACGGTTAAGTGGAGAGAACCATGGGCTACCCTGTTGCTCCTGGCCGCCCCAACTACTCGGGTAACTTCATCCCCGAGATTTGGTCCGGCAAGCTGATCGAAAACTTCTACGATGCCACCGTTCTGGCTGCGATCTCGAACACCGACTATGAGGGTGAGATCCGCAACCAGGGTGATACGGTGAACATCCGTACGACCCCGAACATCACGATCCGTGAGTACGTGAAGGGTCAGGGCATTGTCGTGGAGAACCCCGACAAGCCGAAGCTCCAGCTGGTCATCGACAAGGGCGAGTACTTCGCCTGCGTTGAGGATGACATTGATCGCGTTCAGTCGGACATCAAGCTGATGGACATGTGGTCCAAGGATGCGTCCGAGCAGATGAAGATCAAGATCGACCAGCGCGTGCTGACCGACATGCTCCCCGACATCGCTGCTCTGAACAAGGGCACGGCGGCGGGTGCAGTTTCCGGCGCGTTCAACCTCGGCACCACGGCTTCTCCGCTGACGGTGACGAAGGACGGCGCTGGCGGCACCGCTTCGGTGGTGGACCTGATCGTCGATCTGGGTACCGTGCTCGACGAGGCGAACTGCCCGGAAGCCGGTCGCTTCCTGGTGATCCCGGCCCGCATGGCTGGCCTCATCAAGAAGTCCGAGCTGAAGGATGCGTCGCTGGTCGGTGACGGCACCTCGATGATCCGCAATGGCCGCCTGGGCATGGTGGATCGCTTCACGCTCTATGTCAGCCACAACCTGAAGGTTGACACGGGTGGGAAGTACAACATCGTCGCTGGGACCAAGATGGGCCTCACCTTCGCGTCGCAGATGACGGAGATGGAGACCATCCGCTCGGAGAGCACTTTCGGTAACGTCATCCGTGGCCTTCAGGTCTATGGCTACAAGGTGGTGAAGCCGGAAGCTCTGGCCCAGTCCGTTGTGACCTTCGCCTAAGGAGAGATAGACATGGCTGCTTACACGGACTCCCTTGGGTTCAATAAGGGCTCCACGTCCTATCCGTCGAACTACGCCAACCGCCTCTCGGTGATCGAGATTGATCTCGACTTTGCTAAGATTGCGGCTGCGCGTTCGGCGGCGGGTGTGGCTGCCCTGGCCTCTACCGATACCCTGGTCCTTTGCACGCTGCCAAAGGGTACGTTCGTTCTGAACGGCTCTGCGGTGCTTGTGAAGGCTGAGGGCGCGTCGGCCAACATCGATGTCGGCATCGGTGGCGGCACCACCGACTTCTGGATCGACGGTTTCGACCTGAACGGCACGGTCGGCACGGTTGGCGGTTATGCCGATACTGCGGCTTATCTTGCTACGGCTGCTACCAACGTGCTGCTGACCATGAACAGCAACAACGTTGATGTCGCCCGCGTGAAGATCCAGCTCGCTGTGATCGACATGGGCGCCGATCAGGGTAGCATCCCAAGCGCATAACCCGGTGGGGGGCTTCGGCCCCCCATCTCCTCACAGGAGATAGATCATGGCTCTCTATACGGGTATTACGCAGTCTAACCTACGCGCTATTGAAGCGAAGGTTGATAGCCTCGTGGTTGGTACGGTTACCAGCATTGCTGTTCCGGTTTCCGCCGGATCAACTTTGACTGTGACCGCTGCTTCCCATGCCGGGAAGATTATCGCTTTGGATGCCGCTGCGGGCTCCACTGTGACGCTTCCTGCGGCAACCGGTACGGGTAACGTGTACACCTTTGTGACCAAGGCTCTTGCTACCAGCAACAGCCATGTGATCAAGGTGGCCAATGCGACCGATGTGTTGTCTGGGTCGTTGACCGTGGTTGATAA